TAAAGATATGAAAGTTTCGATACTTAGGATGTATATGTAACCATAAAGTTCTTAAAAACTTTTTATCACTATACCAAGTTTCGTCTATTGTAGCAGCCATAGTTCCTACAATATTATTTTCATATTCCACTACTATAACAAAACTATTACGAATGTAAAATACTATATTTTCAAGAGCTTTTTTATTATTAGTGTTTCCAAAGTTAAATGGAGCTTCTACAAGCCATGTTTTCAATAATTCTCGTATTCTTACAGCATCATCTATACGAGCTTGTCTAATCTTATATTTATCTTTTTCCATCTGGTCTTACATTAATTCTTAATGTACCAAATCGCCAATTACTACCTAATTCGTCACTTTCTATTTTAATAGAAGATTGTCTACCTCGTATTCTTGAGTTATAAAAAGCTGTCGTATTTGACACTGTAATAACTTCTCCTGTAGTCTTAGAGCTATTAGGGTAATCTCTAGCTGATAAAGTAATAGTCGCATTACCAGTTTGATTTTTAAAATCTGGTATTACTTTATTAATAAAAGTAAAATTCTCTCCATCTGCAATATCTCCATCACCTGATTGTATATAAGCAGTGATCGCTGTTCCATCAGCATCTACACCATCTTCATGTCGATAGATTAAACTTCGTCCAGGTGTTAAACCATATATAGTTGAATAAGTATTAGCTGTAGAATTAGCAAAATACTGTGTAGCTAAAGGATTTTGCTCTACTCCATTATCTATATATGTACTTCTAGATAAAGTACCAAAATACCAACTATTTTCTTGATGATTATAAATTACATAGCTATCTATAAAGTTAGAATTAGCAGAACAATAATACCAAATAACTTCAGAGAAGTCAGAAGTTTGACCTGCATATATTTGTGAAAATTGAGTTTTATTTATATTATCAAATATATGATTTAATATTGGACAAGGTATTTCTTGAACAGCACCAGCAAATCTAAAGAATTGGCCATCAGACATCCAGTAAGCTACATCATCTATAACTATTGTACTGTTTAATGAAATAGCACCACAGTCATTACCTAGTTGACGAAAGCCAAATATAAAAGGTGGACCAATAAAAGACATTGATTGAAGTGCTGTATCAGTCCATATTAATATAGTTCCTTTTGCGGGTTTAGCACTTCTTATTTCACTTCCACCAGCAATTCTTTGTGAACCCGCTGAGTTAGTAGCATTAGGTGTCCAAAAATTATAATTTTCTTGATCTGACCATCTTATAAATAATTTATCTTGTGAACTTACATCTCCTATAGTTATTTCTGTTCCCATACAAATTAAATGTCTTGTCTCTGTAGATACTACAGATAAAGTAGAAGCTGTAGGAGCATTAGCAACAGCTGTAGCTCTATTTAAAGACATTCCAGCTGATTCATCCCATTCATAAGTTGCTCCATCTCTTTGAGTTAAAATTAAATCTTCACCCCAATTATTTAACGACCATTGTCTCATATCTAAAGTTACAGTTGAAGAAGTTCTAGGTGTTCCCCATGTACTAAATGACCATGTTCCCGTACTCCAACCATAACCAAAAGTTTGTACACTAGGCCCTATATTTATTTGATATGATATATCAGCGTTAGCTGTATCAGTAACTGTTGATGTGGCAGTTCCAGGTGTTGTTATAGTATAAGCATTAGTATTATTAATATTTACAATTTCAAATTCATTTTCTAAATCTGTAGTGGTGATACCTCCTACATTTGCTGATACATTAGATATTGTTATAAAATCTCCTAATAAAGCACCATGTGCAGTATGATTGATTATAACATTAGAGCTAGTATTTGTTGTAGTAAATATAGAAGTTAAACTATTAGATTGTCTAATAGGTGTAATATCTTGATTAGTTCCACTTTGATAAATATAAACTTTTCTATCTCCTCCTATAGATTGATAACGAGTACCATCTAAACTAATCCAAGAAGCAATATCTGCAGGTCTTCCTACATAGTAATCTTTACTATATTTAGTCCAACCGCCTATTTTTTGAGGAAGTCCTTTTCTAAATCTAATTTTATCACAATCTATCCATCTACCTTCTGCACCTGTTTCGGTGTTTTCAGTGTCTAAACCAGGTTGAAAATTAAGTTGAGTTAATGGCATAATAAAAATTATATAATAAAACTACAAAAAATCTATTTATTTCTTATCGAGCTAGTCCAGGTATTCCAGTGCTTGTTACAAATGGATTTTCAGCAAATGCCATGTAAAGATAAGTAGTACCAGAACCATTCCAACCACCAGAAGCACCATCTCTTATTTTAAATCCATTACTTAAAATGTCTAACGCTGTTTCAGTGCTTTCTGATGCTGTCGAATTTGGTCTTAAATTTTTATCAACTGGATTGAATGGATTTCTTTTATAGTCCCAAATATGCCAATTTCCAGTGGTGCTTAAAGCTTTGTTTAAAACAAAAGCTGGCTTAAATCCTGTATAAACAAATGGTCCATCACTACTTCCATTCCCTTTGTATTTTCCAAATTTAGAGTAGCCTTTAACACTATGAAAACAGTAGGCTATAAAATCTTCGCCTGATTGATTTGTGTCAGCATAATTCGAATTTGCTATAGTAAAAACTGAGCTTGTAGGTGCTGTGCTATTAAATGGACTGGTGTTTACTCCTTCTCCTCCGCTGTCAAAACCCATCGCATAATTCCATCCGCTAAATTGTGAAGAACCAATTTTCCAACCAGTAGTCCTATCTCTATTTTTAATAATTATAAAGTCTAAAGCTTGAGTTAAACCATGACCAACAGTGTTGTTAGAGTTTCCTGTTCCTGTGTATCCTACGACACTAAATCCAGCAGTAGTGTTTGCAGATACAGTTGAAGTTATTAAGCCATCTGAATTTGATGAAGTTCCATTAGCAGCTAACCAATTCCATGTTACGTATGTTCCACCGCTAGTATTAAAATCAGAACTGTCTGTTCCTACTACATATCCATCACTGGTAAATGATTCTATTAAATCTTGCGTACTTTCTGAACTGGTGCTTTGTTGAGATAAAACTTTTCCAGAAGCTCCAAAACCTCTAACAACATCTGCTGTTTTATGACCAGCAGTAGCATTTCTTCTTTTAACCCAAACCCAATCTGCTTGAAAATCCATTCCTGATAATGTTAAATTACTTCCTGTTCCCGTATAAAGAAGAATGTTAAAATAATCGTCTGATTTATCTATTGTTGTATAAGCCATTATCCATACTCCGCTAAGTTTTTTGTGTTAAGTGCATAATATCCTGATGGTACAGCATATTCAAAGTTTCCATAACCATCAGCATCACTATTACCTGATGAAATAGAAAACGCTGGAGAGCCAAAATTTAAAGAAAGTTCTACACTAGAAGTCGTTGAGCTATCATCTGTTGCATAAGGAGCAAAAAATTGACCTGTTGCTGCAGGGTTTAATGAAAAAGCTGCACCTGTACCACTTGCTCCACTTTCAGGATCACCACTATTTTGCCAAACACCATTTTTAGAAAAATATCCATAACCATTATCTAAATCCATAGCAATTCCTATAATATCATTTGTGGTGTAACTACTTCCATAACCTTGCGAACCATTAGTTGGGTCTCTTGTATTTCCATTATTTCCATAAACATAAATGTTATTACTTGGATAAGAAGCACTTGGGTCATATAAATTTTCCATATCTTGAAAACCAAAACCTGTTCCGTCATAACTTCCTGATACAGAAATAACTTTACCTTCCCAATACCATTTACCTTGTGAAACTTGAAAACCACCAAAAGTGTACCAATAAGTTGAACTACCACTGACATTTAAATTTCCTTCACTAAAAGTAGCGGGTGAAATACCTCCACCAGAATAAGAAGGAATTATTGGACTCATAGTAGAATAGTTATTAGTACAAGTATCAGTAGTTTGATCTATAGATGTTAAATTATTTACAGTAAAGTCATTACTATTACCAGAAGTATCATCACCTAATGCAGATGAATCTTGAAACTGTAAGTAATATCCATTTGTTCCAAAGGTTAAACCAGATACATCTATTGGTTTCCATATTCCACTATCCCCATCAAATTCGCCAAATGATGTTGCATCTAGTTGTTGTCCATCAATGAAAGTTATTTCAGATAAATAACCATCAAATCGTCTATTAATACCACCAGCTGATATATAATTAACTAATCCAAATCTATGACTAGCTGTAGAGTTTACAACCCAATTAGTATTTAGACCAGGATAAGTTGTTGTATTAAAATCTGTTACTTCTACTCCATTAACATATAATTTAAATCTATTTGTAGATGTTGCTTGTGTAGTATCAAAAGCAAAAACTATATGATACCAAGCTGACGGATCTCTAAATAAAGCATTAGTTTTAAAAAAGTAAAAATTCCATGGAAGTCCAACTAATCTATTACTTGTATCAAAACCTAATTCAAATGCTACGCTATCTCCAACTCCATTATTGACACCTAAAAAAGATTGAAAAGTTCCAAAACCAGAAGCTCTTTTTACCCAAAGACTTAATGTCCAAGTTTTTTGGTCACTTGCACTTGCTGGTGTTCTTGCAAGGTTATCACTACTCCCATCATTAAATCTTAAACCGTTATCAACGTTATAACCGCCTGCTGCCGATTGGTTTCCTCCAACTATTAACACGTTAGATTACCTCCTCTGGCCACTCTCCTAAAGGTCTTGTATACACAGGATCTTGTTCTGTTCCTGTATTTACATAGTCATATAATGTTTTTAAATCATCAACAGTTCCGCAAGCATTAATCATTTGTTCCATTTCATTTGATTTAGCTCTGACATTTGTTCTATATGTTGTAATATCTGCAGGTACAGTATAATCAGAAACTTCAGTTGCTTTAACGACATACCAATCTGTTTTAGCAAGTAATCCTGCAGCTTGATCTTTTACAATTCTTTTCTTTTCAGTTTTTAAACCGTAGTTAATAAGTTGAACACCATCTTCATCTAATATAGGTTGGTTATTTTCATCTACTGCATTTTCATCATTTAATCTTTTAGCAGTTGCAGTTTCCCAAGATTCAGTAACTTGACCATTTGCAAATGCAATTGTTGAATTTGTATTATTATAATATTCTGTGTCTTTGTAATTTGTTTTATCGACAATAATTTCGTAAATACCAATAGCTTCTTTTTCAGCAGTTGTCCATTTAGTAAATATGTCTTTTGGATATTGTGTATCATTCAACACAAATCCTTTTGCATAATTAAATGTTTTTGTTACTTGTCCATCTTGTACTAATGCCCACATAATTTTTCTCCTAACTTAATGTTAAAGCTTGGTTTCTTCCAACCTCTAACCACTTTGTACCATTATATCTAAACACAAACAAATCTCCTAAATCTGCAGTTGTCGTTAAAGTTGGTGCAGTATCTGAAGCGAATTCATAAACTGCGTTCCAAGTCAACGTTTTTGAACCTGTTCCATCTTGTATTACCAATAAAGAAACAAATTGTCCAGCAATACCATTTGATGCAGCTTCTAAAGTTCTATTACCAGCTAAAGTAACTTTTGCCACAGGTTGAGCTTGAGCGTCCCATGATATAGTTGCTCCATCTGTTAATGTCGCTTCTGGATTATAAGCAGCATCATTAAACTTTATAAACCCAGAACCAGTAGTTGTAAAGCTTATTCCTACATTTGCGTCATCTCCTGAAGCTTTAATATCTGGATTATTTCCAGTTGCACTATTAGTAATATCAATATAATTTACAGCAGAAGCTGTTTGAGAAAATACTATTTGTTCATTTCCAGCGGCATCAATAATAGCTTTATCATTTGCAATTGTAACATTTCCAGTTGCTATAAAATCAGTCGCAGAAATATTTCCAGTCGCAGAAATATTTCCAGTAGAAGTAACGGATGTTGCATTAATATCACCTAAATCTGCCATTACGTCAAACATTGTACTTCCATCAGTATAAACTAATGTTTTAGCACCTTGTTTAAGAGTTGCTCCACTTCCTCCTGTTGGAGCAAAAGTTAAAGTAAAACTTCCTGATGTATTATTAAATACAGTGTAATTAGTTTCTACAGCATCAGTAAATACATTAATATTTCCTGTTAAAGCTCCTGTAAATTCTAATACAGCGTTATGTACTTGATCATCTGTAGTAGAATCATCTGTATTAGTTGTAGAATTATTAGACGTTAAAGTAACGTTAGCATTTCCTGCTACACTTACTGCTTGATAACCTTTTGTTGATGAATCAATTCTATTAAAAACATAATTTACTAAATTACCCCAAGTTCCTGAATTTTCTCCAGATACTTGTCTTTCTAATTTTAATCTTGATGTGTAACTTGATGGCATAATTTAATAATATATAATTGTTTTCATTTGTCTAGTGTATATTAGTCCATGTTTCTGTAACATTTCCAGTAATTGGATCCCAAAATTTTAAAGTTGCTGCTGTTAAATTAATTGTTATACCATTTGCGGTTATACTTCCATTACCTGTTATAGAAGTATTTCCTACATTAGTTATTAATTCTTGACTTGTTATTACAGCTCCACCACCTTCTCCTACTGTTATTGTATTTGCCACAATATTAGCTAATTCACCTGTAATACTCATAGAAGCCGAACCTGAAATAATAGTATTTCCAATATTAGCTAATAATTCTTGTCCACTAATTGTTATTCCAGAACCCTCTGATATAGAAATTGTATTTGCCACAATATTTGCTAATTCACCTGATATTACTATATTAGATCCTGCTTGAGTTATAATTGTATTTACAGTAGGTGTTATTTCTTCACCGGTAAGAGTTCCTGTAGTTGCTGAAGCATTAATAATTTCTTCACCTTGATTTACATTTAATTCTTGACCAGTTATATCTAAAAAACTAGCAAGTCCTACTGTAACATTTCCTAGATTAACATCTAAAGCAATTTCAGGTCCAGTTTCAATTGTAATATTGCCATTTGCAACAATTGCAATATTTTCTCTTGTTACAGTTAATTGTTGACCTGAAATATTTAAATAAATATTTGGTGGTAATGAAGAAAACGTTGATTCTGAAAAAGTAGTAACTCCAAAAATCATTTGTTACCTTAACTTACTGTTAGTAATAAGTTTCTACCTACTTCTAACCATTTTGTTCCATTGTATCTAAATACAAATAAATCTGCTTTACCGCCATCAGTTGATAATGTTGGAGCAGTATCAGATGCAAATTCATATACTGCATTCCATGTTAATGTTCTTGATCCCGTTCCATCTTGAATAACCAGTAATGATGCAAATTGACCTGAACTACCATTCGTTGGAGCAGCAATTGTTCTGTTTCCACCAAGTGTTACTTTAGCAACAGATTGAGTTGACATATTCCAAGAAATAGTTGCACCATCTGTTAAAGTTGCTTCAGGAACATAACCTTTATCAGCTTTTAAAACTCCTGATACATCTAAAGTAGTTCCATCAAAAGTTAAATTTGTTTCTGCATTCATAGCATCTGTGCCAGTTGCAGTAACTATTCTGTTATTAGAACCATTGGTCATGAAATCTGATACATCAACAGCGACTGTGTCAGCTGCTACATCGATACCAGTTCCTGCACCAACGTTAAGTGTAACAGAACCAGATGAACCACCGCCTGTTAAACCAGATCCTGCTGTAACTCCTGTAATGTCTCCGTCTCCAGTTGCTCCAGTTGCAACAGCTGTAACTCTACCATAAGCATCAACAGTAATTGTATCAATTTTAGTTGCGTTGGCTGTGCTTCCGTAAGTTCCAGCACCAATACCACCTGTGTCCATATTAATTGTAACTGTTCCAGAAGTTCCGCCACCTGTTAAGTTTGTACCTGCTGTAACTCCAGTTATGTCTCCAACATTCGTTGTGTACCCAGCGTCATTATTAAATCCTGAAATATTAATATTTCCTTTTGTTAATTTTTTCTGTGCATTAGCACTATCTACAACAGCAAAGAAATCACCATCAGCGTCTGATGTTGAAGTTGCAAGTTCTGATAAGTCTACATTTAAAGTTACTGTTCCAGAAGTTCCGCCACCATCTAATAATGTACCTGCTGTAACGCCTGTAATGTCACCAACGTTTGTAGTATATCCAGCATCGTTATTGAAACCTGAGTTATTAATACTGCCCTTTGTTATTTTTGTTTGAGCTCCTGCAGAATTAATCACTGCAAAGAAATCGGCATTATCATCATTCGAAGTTGTAGTTAATAAATCTAAATCTATTCTAGCGATTGGCACTGTTCCTGAAGCTAAATCAGAAGCATCTAAATTGGTTAAATTAGCACCACTGATAGCTGGTAATGTAGCTGGAAACCTTGCATCAGGCACTGTACCTGAAGTTAATTGTGTTGCATTAAGTGCTGTTAAATTAGAACCATTTGCTGCTGGTAATGTAGCTGGAAACCTTGCGTCAGGGACTGTACCAGAAGATAAATTAGAAGCATTTAAAGAAGATCCATCAATGAATCCACTGTCATTATTAAAACCTGAAATAGCTATATTGCCTTTTGTAAGTTTTTTCTGTGCACCTACTGAATCTACAACTGCAAAAAAATCACCATCTGCATCTGAAGTTGATGTTGTTAATTCATCTAAATCTACAGCTAAAGTTGGAGTAGATCCTTCACCAGAAGCTGCTCCTGTAATACCTTCTCCTGCGGTAATTGAAGCTACATAGTCTCCAGTGGTATTTGTTGTTAAGGTAACTGTGTTTAAAGTTGCAATAGAACCTAAACCTAAAGTGGTTCTTTGTGCTGCAGCATCCGCATCATCTAGTAAAGCTTTACCTGCAGTTGTTAAATCAAAAGTTCCTGCAGTGCCAACACCTGTAAATTGAATCCCTTTATCTGCTGCAGAAGTTAATCCTCCAATTGCAGCAAGTTCTGCATCAAGTCTTGCATTAGCTACCGTTCCAGTTGCTAAATTAGATGCATTTAAATCTGTTAGTGCTGAACCATTTACAGCAGGAAGTGTTGCTGGAAATCTTGCGTCAGGTAAAGTTCCACTAGCTACATTAGAAGCATTTAAATTTGTTAATTGTGCACCTGATCCTGAAAAAGTTGTTGCACTAGCAACTCCTGAATCATTTTGTAAAACAGCTTTAGATGCTGGAAGAGTACAAAATACATCTTTAGTTCCCGCAGAAAAATTTACTACAGCATCACTATTTGATGATGAAATTATAGTATCTCTTGATAAAGTTCCAGCACCAACAGTTCCTATTCCTATTTCAAATTCTGTAGGAACACTTTGATTTTGAATTGCATAATAAGTTGTATTAGTATTTCCTATTGCTGATGAAAAGGTCTCGAAGCCGGGTACAGCTCCTGCTAAAGTAAGTGTACCTGTACCAGTTGTGGTAGAGGTCTCTTTGACCCTATCATTAACAGCAAAAGCCATTTAAACTCCTTAGGCTATTCTGATTAAGCCATTTGTTGCATCTGCGTTAGGAAACTGTAATTCAAATGTACCGTTTGTAGATGATTTAACTCCGCCAAAATCTAATACTGCAATAGATGAATTACTATTGTTTGCATTATAAATTAGTGCTGCTTGTGCAGAAATAGTTGCATTTGCAAATGAAACATTATCAGCATCAAAAATTGCAGTAGTACCATCAGTAGAGATAGTAACATTAGTTAGTGTTGCACCGCCAGTTGTGTAATTAGTACCGCTATCTGAAATTTCATTAGCAGTTATGTATGCAGCAGTGTTTTCATTTAAAGTTGCAGTGTTGTCATAAAGTGCGCATTTTAATGTCTGAGCTTCTAAGTTTCCGCCAGGCGACATTAAGTCTTGCTTAAACGACACTGTAATCGCTTGAGATATTGCCATTTTTATTGTCCTCCAGTTAATGTGTTTTCGCCTAGTGGACTACCTGGAAACTTGTAGTCAGTTCTTCTGTTTCTACGAGCTTCGTTATTAATAGCAGCCACACTTTCGACATACTTTTGTTTATATATATTATAGTCTTCCATGTTCTTTGTAAAGAGATTTGCTTCAGATAAACAACCATATAATAAAGCATCAGAAGCGTTTTCAGTATACCAATTAGTAGTGTTAGTATTAGATAATGGATTAATTCTTCCTTGATAACCTAATTCCATAGTATATATAGCATCTGGTGTTGGAGCTAAATATAATGTAGTATCATCAAAATTAGCAAAATATCTAGGTTGACCAGTTAAAGAAGCATCAGGCCAATATTCTTGTAAATATTCTAATGGTTTAATTTCTAAAAATACTCTATTACTTGAGCTATCTATTATATTTAAATAATTTAAAAGCATAGGTTCAATTGCTGATGGAAGAGTTATAAATCTATCTCCTATAGAAGTAGATGAAGTTACATTTTGATTAAATCCAGTAGGATCAATTTCTCTAGATAATTTTTGTTGAGTATTACCAATAAAAGTATCTAATTGTGCTGTAAAATCAGTTCCTGTATTTTCAGCCCATACTTGAATATCATTCTTTAGGCTGCTGTACGTCATTGGCATTTGGCTCTACTCCTTCAATTTTAAACTTAGTCCATACATGACCTCTAAATGCATATGTACCATAATGCGTAAGAGGACTATGTAGATCAGCATATATCTTTCCACCGATTTTTTGCCATAATCTGCAAAAAGCATAATCTTCTGATAGATATCTATTACTTTTTTCATCAATAATACAGTCAAAAAATGCATAACAATTGTCACTACTAAATCTTTCTCCATTTATTATTTGATCAGAAGTATATTTAAGATTAGGATAAGCTTCAATCATTTTATAAAATACTTCTTTTTTAATACACATAAAGCCAGTTGCTGCGTCTAATACTTCAGTAAATCCATTTTTAACTTCTATATTTAAAGGATTTGCAAAGTTTAAATTATACCCTAAAGCTTTTTGTTCTAAATTTTCAAAATCATTTTTTTCAGCATAAGATTTAACAGTATTCCAATCTACTGATTTTCTAGGATATATTCCACAAGCTACGTCATAATCACTTTCTAATAATCTCATTATAGCTTCTCCACCAAAACCTATATCACTATCTATAAACATTAAATGCGAAAATTTATTTGGATCTTTTTTATCAGCATCTAAAAATTGAGTTACCAAAGTATTTCTAGCTCTAGTAATTAAACTTTCATTACCCATAGTATTTAAATGTAATTGTATTCCTCTTTTACTCGCTTCACCTACTGCGTTTAAAATACCGTGTAAATATGATTCTGTTAATTGACCGCCATAGCAAGGAGTTGCGATCATAACTCCTAATTTTTTTTTATCTATCATGTAGACACTGTAACACTTCCTACAGCAGTTGATAACAAATTTGTGCTTGCTTGTGCAACACCTACATTAGAAACAGATCCTGATGTAGAAGGATATATTACAGTAATTTGATTTGGAACACCTCCTGTAGCTGATAAATTAGCTTGAGGTCTAGCATTTTCTAAAGATTCAGCATCTGTAAAATATGTTAAATCTAGTTGTGGTTGTTTTTTTTCAAATTCTGATATATGAACGAAACTTCCATTCCATTCAAATACCATTTCATTATATGGAAATTCTAAACCCGAACGATCAGATATAGCTAAAGCATATTTACCACCAGAAAATTTAGTATGTGGTGCTCTATGAGGTTTATTACTTCTATCTGCAAATCTAGCCATTAATTATAATAACTCGTACTAGGTAATATTCTAGTAGATGGTGAGTCATCTCCTGCTATTAATCTTTCATACGCTTGTTCATAATCTAATTTTAATTCAGCTCTAGTTGCTTGATCTATACCAGTTCTTTTTTTAGATAAATAATAAGCAAGACCTGCACACATACATTCAAAAGCTCTAAATGGTATATCAATATTTTGTTCTACTCCATTAACTGTAGAAGCTGTAATATCTTGTATCTTTCTCATTCTATAATATCTTAATGTATAAGCTTGATCAGGCGTTGGATAAATTAAAACTTGTGGAGTATTTAATCTTTGTAAATAAAACTGTGTAGGTCTAGATTGAGAAGTTTTATTTGATATAGCAGCATAATCATTAACACCTAAACGTGTCATTGAATATTCTGTAGTTCCATCTAAAATATTTGCATTAATAATATCTATTGTATCATAATCAAGTGTATAAGTATTAGTGCCTTGAGTTAATGATAAATCTTTTAATTCAACTGTCCATTGATTGTAACCACGATTAGCCCAATCACTAAACATAATATTTAAACTACGTCTAGCTGACCTTACATCATAACCTAAAATAGGATCTCCTCCTATTCTATCGTAAGCTTCCTGTATAACATCGTTTACAGTTAAATTATATGTAGCTGTTCCAGATGTTGCCATTACGCAAAGAAACAAGTTACAGAGCTTGCACCGTTTGCAGAAATATTAACTTTTAAATCAGTTCCAAATTTTACACCTTCATCTGGTAAACTTATGTTAATAGGTCCACTATCCGCACTTGCTCCAGTTGATACAACAAATTTTGTAGTAGCGTCATCTACAAAAGTAACAGTTCCAGCAGTCGCACTAGGCGTAATGATGAAAGCTTTTAATCTTGTAGGTCCCGCAAATACTGAAACATTAGAACCTTGTGTAGTTGTACTGTTTGCAAATATATCAGATCCTGCCATATTTTCCTCCTTAAGCTAAACCTTGTTTTTTTAATTCTTCATATAATAACGCAATTCTGTCTTTTGGGCTAGTTGTTTGTTGCGTTATAAATGGTTTTACATAATCAGTTGCCATTATCTTTTGAAAATCAATTGGTTTATTTAAATCTAAACTACTTACTGTATCTCTAAAAGGTGATTGTCCAGTTCCTAATGGTGTCTGTTCTGAAAACTTATCTAATACTTTTTCTATATCAGCTAGTTTTTCATCTAACTGTTTTTCTTTACCTTCTTCTTCTTTTTTAGCAGATTCAGCTTTTAAAATTTCTTCAATACTTTCAGTTCCTGGTAAATCTTCAGTTTTACCAATTGCTTCTTGTTCTTTTGTAGGTTTGTATTCTTCTTTAGCTTCTTCTACTTCATAAATTTTTTCAGCTGTGCTTCTAGTATCTTCATCATCTTCTTTTTTACCAAAAAGATTTCTAAGAGCTTCACCAGCAGATGTTATTTTTTCAAACATTATATCTCCTTATTTAGGAGGGCCCGAAGGCCCTCAAAAATATTAAGTTACGTTATTGTTTTGTACGTAAGTAACAGTTACAATAGCTTCGCCAGTTGTTCCATCTCCGTCAGTCGCAGTAAATACTCCGATAACGTTAATATCACTTGTTCCGACATCAGCTAAAGCTGGAATAGCAGCAGCAACAGGTTGTGTTCTTGCAATAGTTTGTGCATCAGTAGCTGCAATAAACGCAGTTCCATTTGCAGCAGTTCCTACTGAAACAGTTGCAGCAGTTGTATCATCATTAACTTCAATGATATCCATAGTTACATTAACTATTTGTGAATTAGCTGGAATAGTTGCAACAGTTGTATTTGCTGAAGCTCCAATTGCGCTAATTGATTTAGATTGTACCATTTGTACAAATCCAGTGTTTGTTACGTCAGTTCCTAAAGTAGTACCAGTAGTTTCTTTAATAGTACCAGCTTTAATTGGTCCTGAAAATGTAGTTGTTCCCATAGTCTACCTCCTTAGTAGTCTTCTTTCGAAGTCGTAGGGTTAAATACTA